ATTTACCAGTACCCATTGCTTGCGAGAACTGTGTAATCGCTCTGTTGGCTTGTTCTTGTGAACCACCAAAGGCAATAACTGAGTTATTCAATGCATCAAAGATACGTACTGCTTCAGGTAAATCACCAGTGATTGAACTAATCATGGTAACTGACTGCATGGCATCGTTCAACGTTGTAGGAAGTCCTAAAATACGTTTTTCCAAGTCATCTAATGAAGCATCCACAACACTTGTGTCAAAGTTCATAGCTTCAAATGTTCGTCTTGAGTTGGCAATCGTGTCCATACGATTAATAGCACCTGAAAACGATGTTTCAATCGCATTCATAAATCCACTAGTCATGCGATACAAGGCACTATATCCAACACCTTGAACTAAGAAATGTCCTATACTACCTAATGGATTATTGGAAAAGTTGCTTGCTAGATTGGTCATGGAACTACCAATCTTACTCATACTGTTTCCAAACTTTTGAATTCTTTGTGCTACACTCGCAATGTTATTCAATTGCGACATGACTTGTTGATAATCTTCTAGTCTTAACTCAAGGTCTATCCTATCGCTTTCAAGTTGTGTAGACTTCCTTGTTAATTCATCCAGTTCCTTTTGGATTTTATCTGCATCGCCAAACTCGGCTTGTAAATCGAGTTTCTTTTTATTTAAAGCATCGATTTGCTTACTGATTTTTTTGTATTCGTTGTAAACATCTTGAAGCTCTCGTTTATCTTGCGTAAGAACTGCTTTCTGTCCTTGCAATAAAGATGATTGTTTCGTTAATTGAGATACCCAAGTGTTTTTTACATCGTCTGATAAAATATCTGAATAACGTATCTGAGCCTTTTGGTTACGGATATTTGCTAAAGCACGATCAATTTCTTCAATCTGACTTTTGATTCTTTGAAAAGACTGTGCATCGGATTCCAAAGTAATCTTTCGATTGTTCAATTCCCTTAACTGAGAATCTAGTTTTGTGATATCCGACTTAACTTTTGTTAGATTCTTGGCTTGGAGGTCAACCTGAACTTTTTGTTTGTTTAGAGCTTTTATCTGTTGCTGAGCAGTTTTCGTATCTAATATCAGTTCTGCACCGACTCTAGGTTGAGACATTTTCTTCCTCCAATTCTTTTCTTGAATAGAATTTCACGGCATACCTATTGACCCTTGGTATTTTCTTTTTAGCCGTTCGGTTATAGCTCTCAATTTCTGAGTACGCTTTTTCTTGTGCCTCGTTTCGATATATTCCGTATGCAACTAATAATTCAGAAACACCCCAACGATCAAGAATATCATTGGGGCGAATTTTCAATATTTTGGCAACATAATGAGCCATAAAAGAGTAGATATTCAAGTCTGCATCGTAGGTTTTTCGGTTATCGGTTTGATTACCACTCTCCTTTTCTGTTAATATCCAAAAACTGTTTCTGTTTCGTTGAAGATTTCAGGGTTGTTAACGATTGTTGCGTATAACGCATTTAACACAGAACCAGGTAGCATATGGTCTGCTAAAACATCATCGATATTCAGTAATGTTTTTACGAAATCATATATAGCTTGTTGACCTTGTTCTCCTGCCTGATTGTAAACATGAATCATTTCAATGTTTGCCTGCGTTTTCATGACTTCAATTTCATCTTCTAACTGTTTATTTGGTTGAGAAAGAGTAATCTGTCCATCATCATCCTTTGTATACTCTGCACCTACTTGTTTAAGCATTTCTTCAATCTGACTATTACGAGTATCTACAACATTTGTTAGAGCCGTGATAATCGGATAAATGCCTAAAGCCGATTCGACAAGTAACATATCTTTTCTAGGATTGATGTGAATATCTTCAAAATCGATGGTAAACATGATGTATTTACCTACTTTTTTAGCGTTTTTTGGGTACGCTTGAAGTTCTCCTTCTTCAAATCGAAACTTAATTTGGTAATCAACCTTTTTGACTTCCGTTTTATTTGCATCGCCTACGACTGCGAGATTGCCGTTATTTAAAACGGCATGAGGTGTATCATCCTCTCTCGCTTTTTCAAGACTTTTATTAATATCTAACCAATCATTGATTGTAAATTTGTCCATTATATTGCCTCCTTAGTTTGTATCGGTTTACAGGTATTCGCCTGCACGATTGTGTTTCATAACATGGAAGAAACTTCCATCCACATCACGTTGTACACTGACTGTGAATGAGAATTCGCTATCACTGTTATTGATTGTCTGTGGGAATGAAGTAATTAATACGTTTGGATATTCATGTACTTCAAATACACCATCAGATTGAACTTTTGAGTAAGACATTTGAACTCGTCTTTCGTTGATTCCGTTTTCTGTTGCTACGAAAGATTCAACTTCAGAAGCACGAGGATAAGAGATAATTACTGTCTTACCAACTAATTCTTTATTGAAATATAGATATGAACCCTCGAAATCTACATTTGGATTTAGTTTTGAATTCACAACTTGGAACTGTCTTTCATCCAAATTCATCAAATTAGGGTGTTCAATGCGAGTTAAGATTGCATCATTTACGTTGCAAGCATCGGCTAAAGAAGCATAAGTGAAACCACATTTTTCAATGTATGCATCGGCAAGTTGTACTTCTCCATATCCCTCATGGTCTGTAGAAGTTTTAACTGTCGCTTCAATTGTTGCAATGTAGTAACCTTCCGTTTTTTCTGTTCTCTGCATCAATGGGTTTAGCATAAGAACGTTTGGTGTCCATGTAGAAGCAGTGATTGTACGTTCAACAGTCGTTGTGGAAGTGTCGTATTTAGCCCCTAAACACATTTCCTCTAATGCATCGATCGTGTCATCTCCCTCGATACCTGTTAAGCATCCAAGTTTGATAACTTCGTTATTTGCTAAATCGTCAATATCTTCAAAGAAGACATACCTACCATATATCCTGTTTCTTCTGCACTTGTTGAAGAAACTTCAACTTTCAAACGGATACCCTGAGTAGTTGCAGTCCATCCCTCTCCCTCTGTTTCTTCAGGAGCTTTTGCCAAGTCAACGGTAATTGGTTGATAACCCTCATGTTTAACAGATACAGTCTGTTTATAAACATCGGCATTTGTCATTGTACTGTCTTTGATATCTGCGATAGTTACGGCTAATTCATAATTTCCTGCGACTGGGAAGTCGATATACATGAACATAACACCTGCAGAAAATAAGATAGCGTTTGTTGATTTTGCGAATGTTGCACTAGCCGTATGTGTGTAGTTAGAATCTGAACCAGCATTGTTTGTGCTAATCATCAATGTTCCTGAGTTTTTGCATCCAAAGGATTCACAAACGTTAATCATGTCCTGAGGAACTGCCAAACGTGAATAAACTGGTGCAGTAGAACCTACATATTCAACATAGTTTTTTGTATTGATTTTTACACAAGAATCAATATCACGACTTAAGTTAAAGGTAACTTCTGCAGTCGTTTTATCTAGCTTGTTATAACCAACTTTGTTTGCTACGATTCGATTGATGTTACACTTTGACATTAGGCTTGTCCTCCTTTATTCTTTGCAATAACACGTGTCATGGCTTTTTCGGCTTTGTAACCACCATGTGCATTCAAAACGGACAACTTACGCTGGATAAAAGCGTTAACATCGGTTTTCTTAGTTGTTTTTTTGATAGCCATACTTTTCTCCTTTATTTGAATTTTTGTATAGCCCTTTCTACGAATGGGTCTCCACTCGTTGCTTTTGCCTTCTTTGCAAATACATCCTTTTTATCTTCCACCCAATGCAGGGCTTTTTTTCTTTTAGGACGCACTTCTTTTCTTCCTTTCCAATACGCATTGGAATAATCAAATCCTGCCTTAGCTTTCAGTTGGTTTTGATCAATTCCAACGAAATACCTTGTATCGGATATCTTTTCTTTACACATACAACTTTTTAACGTTCCCTCTTTGCTATGGATTTCATTTCCCATAGTCTCTTTGAACTGTTCGGCTAGATCATCGAACTGTCCTTGAACTGCATCGATGCAAGCCTTAAGCAAATCAGTCTCGTTTGACAAAAGGATGTATCTCCTCATTGTTGTACGTGTAATGGTAATCTAATAAGAATTGTCCTTCCTTTTCGTTGACTTCGTATTCTCGATTTAAAACGAATACCATAACTCTGCCACTTGGAAGAATCATTCTTTTTGTATATGAAATAGTGTTGGAAACTCGAATTCTTGTACCACAAACTGGACATCCAGTTTTTTTTCGTTCGCCTTTTTCGCCTAAAAACTTAACAATCATACAACCATCCCTAAAAATCTATAACTTCTTCCACAAAGGGAAATCGTTTCCAATTGTCTTTGGTATGCAATCAACAATGTTCGTTGGATATATTCTTCTATCGTATCAGGTTCAACTGGTGCTTTATTTTCTGTTTCATCCTCGCAAGTATCACAGTTACAATCACATTGGTTGTATGCAATGAGATGTTGCAGGTAATCACAGAACACTGGAACAAGACACTGAGGTAAAAGTTCATATCCTGCCGTGTAACGAACAATGATTTTATGCAGTTTCTTACAACTACAAATATCGTTGATACCATAAGGCGATAAGTCGATATATAGCTTATTTTCGTACGCATTGAACGAGAAATCCTCGTCTGCAAGCTCTATCTCTTCAAAATGGATTCCATCTCGTGTTTGTAGAATAATTTGGATTGTTTCAGATTTGATTTCTTTATAGTAAAGATTGGTAATCATCAATCCACCATCGCAATGACAAGAACGGATGAAATCCACATCGAAGACCTCCTCTCTATCACTAGAGAGGAAAGTCTCGCATGAACTATTTTTCCAACACGTTATAGAACTGATTAAATCGACCAATTGCATGACATTCTTTTTAAACGAATCATCGTTTTTATCAGATTGTATGATGCAATCGCAACTTGTTTGTAGTTGTTCGTAGATTGTTTCAAACATTATTCAGTTGCAATGTTAATTGGAACGATTGTCTGAGGTTTAATCAGAGCATCCAAACCATCCAAAGTAGCACCCATACAAGTTGCACTTAATGGAATGTCTGTGATAACGGCTAATCGGTTAGGATTTGTTCCAAATACTGCACCAAAGTTGTAGTAGAACGTACATTCAGTAGCACATCCATCAGATGGTGTATCAGTTGTAGAGATTGTTCTACGGATGAAATCTTCAGCTGGTGATAATGTTGTACCCATGATTCCACCAACACTTCTTCCGTCTAACATCCATACATCACCAGTTCCCTTAGCTACATCTACTGGAACTGTCTTATCTTCAATGAATCGATAACCCATAAAACGAACGTTTCCATTTGCATCTTTCGTCCAGTTTGCAGGAAGTTCGCCATTGAATTTACCTGGAACGATAACTTCTTTAATAGCCATATATGTTAATGGGTGGACTGCGAAAATGATTTCTCCAGTATTTGCACCACTCATTACGGCTAAACGACAACCTAGTGAATCAAAAGCCGCCAAGATATTCTGCCCTAAGATTTTGATAACTGTTTTATCTTCTACAACTTCCAACAATCCGTGGAATGGTTTCAATACAGAAGTACCAGTTGCAGAAGTACCATTGATAATGTTGTAAGAAGTGAAGTAAACCATGCTTAAACGTGCCATACGATCACGAGCTTGTTTTACTGTTTCACCCTGACGAGCAAAATAACCAGTTAAATCATTTGATCCAAAACGTTTTTTGCTCCATACAAAGTTTTCTAAGATTTTGTCGCAATCTTTCAAACACAATAGCTTTAATGGAACTTCTGAACCACATTTAGCTAAATCAAGTGGTGTCCAGCAACATTCATTTTGAGTATCTTCAGGCAATGTAGTTCCAACTTCCCAAGGAAGCACGATATTTAATTCACCTGAAGAATCACGATGAATCTGTGCAGACCCATTGTTAAATGCAGTCTGAATCTGACGGCTACGAGATGTACTCAATAACCACTGAACCAATGGGAAATTATTTTGGAAATCGTTTGCTAACTGATTCTGTGAAAAATCAGGTGCCATACCGATTTCTCCAATATTGCTAAGTTTAGCGAAATCGACAATATCAACTGAATTGTTTTCTAAAACACTTGTTGCGAATGTAGGCATTATTTATCTCCTTTCTTAGGTTCAAGACTTCCTAAAAATCCAAATTCAGGATTTACAGTTGGTTCTTCCTTTTTAGAAGTTTCTGTTCCGTTCATTAATTTTTCTAAACGACTTAGAACATCTTCAACCTGTGAATTTAATTTCTCCTCTTTTTCTGCCTCTTTTTTATCGTCTACTTTTGTTTCTTTTGTTTGTAATTCTGCGACCTTTTCTTTCAATTCCTTGTTTTCGTTTTCCAAAGTCTCGAATTTTTCCATGAAACTTTCAAGAATTGTTAATTGATCGCTAGATAATTCGATTTTTTCTTCCGTAACTTCTTTTTCTTTAGGTTTTTCAGTATTCAAATCTTCTTTTGGTTGAATATCTTCTTTTTTACCTGATAACAAATCTTTTAAATTCATTTCATCTTCTCCTTCTATGGTTAGATTTACATTTGTACTGTCGACATTGGCAGGATTTCCAACAACGGAGAATCCTTGAATATCGATTTCTTGTATGCAAGGAAATCCAAGTGCAAATGACTTTCTCCAATCCATCCTCGTTGCCATTTCAACACTGACATACAAAGGGATTTCCTGATTTTTTAAATCTTGTACGATATGCAGTGAATCATTTAAATGAGCACGTACATTCAACGCTTGTCTTCCGTCTTCCAAATCCACGATTTCTAGGTCTTGTTTTGTCCAAGTTCCTAGATTTAATGGCAAAGAGAATAAGTGAATATGTGCCAAAGAGATATATCCTACATAATCATCAGGGAGATTGTTATAAAACTTCTGTATCGTCCCTTTTTCGATAAATAGACGGACATCTTCGCCACCCTCATACATAATTGCCCCCTCGTTTAACAAGCGTGTTGGCTTGTCCTCTAGGAACGCAGAATTTGTAACGGATAACATCACGTTCTTTTCATTTAAAGATTCCAAATTGATGGATTCATCAATGTTCTGCTTTGCTTTTTTACGAACATCCAAACTTTTTTGAATGTTTTTTACAATAGTTGGTACTGGCATTACTCGATTACCTCCAACGGATTGTAGGCAAGTTTTTTAACTCGCCCTCCACACTTCTTACATAATTCAACTTTGTATGGAATATTATTTGCCTTAAGCGAATCTTCCATCGCTTTTGAATAAAGCTTTTTAAACACGCAACCTCGAATTGATTTTTGGAACAATTCGTCTTCAGGAAGCTCATATTCCACACCAGGATCAAGGACAATATAGGAATATTTTGTAATTCCTCTTTCACGATAGACTACATCCACTTGAGTACGTTCTTTGATTGCATCGTGAAGTTTAAACGTTGCTATCTTTTTTGCTTGTGCCACGTTTTGCCTTCTTCTCTACTGGTTTTAATTTGTACTCTTTGTTTTGTCCTCTTAGATATGCAAGTCTTTCTTTTTCAGTGGTAAACCACTTAACTTCTTTTTGTTTGTCCATCTCTAGCAAAGCT